GTTATATCCTTGATAATAATCTTGATACAAATTATAATATTACAACACGCAGTTATGTTGCCAAGCATTATACTAGTTTTGATAGTGGATATATTCAAAGTTTACCAATTACTACAACTGTAGATTTTGGTCTTGATATACCATTTGATCATGTTAATGGTGCCACTCTTGCACAAATGGCAGCACTTGGGGGCTATGATGGCTCAGTAGGTGATTATAATAACAAGTATATTATCTTTACTACACAAGAAAATTATGTTGGTGACTATCCTACACTTACCAATAATGGTTGGAACTTAAACAATACTGTTGTGCCTGGCTATGCTGAGGTTCAAAGTGGCAGCAGTGCAGTCAACCAACGTAGCGGTGTATGGCTATCAACAGTTGCTAATAATCAAATTACACTGACATTTGTGCAAGAGATTAAAATTAACCAAGTAGTTGCTATAAGATTTGGTGCAAAGAGCAGCAAGACTTATCAGTATACTGCCGCACATATTGGTGTAGGTGCGCAAACTGTTCCAGAATATGAATATGTAAATACAAATACTACTCAGTTAAAGGTTCCTACTACCTTTGACAATAAAACAACTGTGTTTATTAATAACGAAGATCAGTATGTCACTCCATATACAAGTGACAGTTACTTAAAATTCCCTCGCACTACAATTTTACAATAAATACCAGTACTAAATAATAATAACATGGAAATTAGCAAATGAGTAATATTAATCCACTTAACATTAATGGTGCATACCCTGTCGCAGGTGTTGACAACGATAGTCAAGGGTTTCGTGATAACTTCACAAATATTAAAAACAACTTTGCTTACGCACAGAGTGAACTCAATGACCTTCAAAGCAAGGCAATTGTAAAGAGTGCACTTACTGGCACAACCCTATCTAATAACATGGCTGGCACACTAATCAGCAGTGCTCTTATTCAAGATTTCCGTGAAACAGAATATGATAATGGTGTTATTAGTACTACTGTTACACTAGACCATACACAAGGTCATTATCAACGTGTTCAAACAAATGCGTCAATCGCAATTGCTTTCACTAACTTCCCAGTTGCTGGCACAGTTGGTCGTATTCGTTTGAAACTAGTAGTTACTAATAGCGCACATCGCATCACGCTGCCAGCAGCGGTTACATATGGTCTACCGTATCTACAAGATTATAATGCCAATACAAAAAGCATTGGCTATTCTCAGAGTGGCGCTGGTACATATTGGTATGAGTTCATTAGCGATGATGCTGGTGCAACTATTACCGTTATTCCACTATCACGTGCTCGTAACAATGTTGACTACACTTATGCAAACATTGCCAATGGTACTGCTGCAAGCCCAACTGCTACTACAATGGTTACAAAACTTATTCTTGATAATGGTGCTGCTGGCGCTCTTTCAAATGTTAGCGTAACGTTCCCTCCATATCCAGTTGATGGTCAGGTTGTTCAGATTTCTGCAAACGTAAACGTATCAAATCTATTCTTGCTACATGCCAATACAATTAACGGCAATACGACTACGCTAACTGCTGGCACTCACTTGGGTTATACTTACGTTGGTTATCCACGTAATCCTGGCGTTGAAAAGTGGTTTAAAACACAAATTTAATATTGACTAATTCTCTACCTAACGTTATATTAGTTTAGGAGTAAATTATGACAGACCTTAAATTGTATCAAGAGTTCGTGATCGCAGTTACGAGCGAACCAAGCAAGTATGAATATGCTTTTACCGAACGATTTGACCAACTAAGCCAGTATCAGGAAGATCGTACCAAGATTAATCCAGCATTGTTGCTTACTGCTGGTATGGGCTTGAGTGCTGAAAGTGGTGAATTTAATGAAATCATCAAGAAGATGTTCTTCCAAGGCAAACCGCTCAATGAAGAAAACGTATTTCATATGAAGCGTGAACTTGGCGACATCATGTGGTATTGGATGAATGCCTGCACTGCACTTGGACTTGATCCAACTGATGTAATTAACGAGAATGTTAAGAAATTAGAATCACGTTATCCAGGCGGCACGTTTGATGCGTGGCACAGTGAAAATCGTAAAAAAGGTGATCTATAATGCATCCATTGTTGAGCAATTTAACTGATAAAACATTGGACGAGTTGCTTAAAACTATCAATGAAACTTATAAAAAGATAAGTTTTGCTGGTAAAATGGGCAACCCTGCTATGGTAAATCAGTTACGGATGGTTGCTGATACTTACCAAGAAGAAATTAATGCTCGTTATCGTGCAGAAGCAAATGCTGCAAAAGAAAACCCAATTTTCAAGGATAGTTTGGATATAGGATGAGTGATGTAAGTTGGAATGTAAATTTTACTGCTATCAATTGTTTCAAAGATTTTCTTGAACCATGTGATTATACTATTAGCATTGGGTTTAATGATGAATCAATTAACGATGAAGACCCGCATACTTCCTTTGGTAGAATGCGCAGTTTAATAAAAGATTTATATCAAGATGCAATCTTTGTACATGTTGAAAATCCGCTACTACCAACGCTACATAAAAAATTTAAATCTCGTATCATAACCTTGCCATATCAACCTAATAATTTTATTATTGGGGTGGTTACTTGGTATAAAATTTTAAGTATTACTCAGGGTCGAACGACACTTGAATACATTTCCGTTAGCAGTGATAAAAGTGATGATATTGCGTTAAACATTGACGAAGATATTGTTACTAGTGAAGAAGTTATGGATGACTTGGCAATGAAAAGTTGGGAAAAACCAGCATGGTGGTTTAGACCAACTCCTACTACGTGGGACGTTCCAACTAAAAAGAATAAAGAATTTATAGTTGAAACTGATGAAAATGAATGGCCAACAATATTGCAATGGGATCAACCACCTGCTATAATAACCAAGAAGAAATCAGAAAACAACATTGTTCCACTTAAAAAAGGGTGGAAGCCAGAGGTTATTAAAGGTGATAAAAACTGACGAATATAATCGCAGTATAATCAGCGACAGCGAGTTAGCAGATTTATTATATACGAATCCGCAAATCGCTGTTGATGATGTTGCTATTATTGATCCAGAAAAATATAATTCTGCCATTAAAAGTTTGTATTGGGATTATAAACCACTACAAAAATTAGCAACCCTAAATGGTTCAATACAAGAATATCATAAGATAAACCAACAACAGTGGTTTATGCCCGATGAATACAAAGATATGGATATTGCCAAGTGGGTATTAGACCAGTGTGCGGACCAAAATGAACTTCAACGTGCTGGCAGTGAACTTATGGAATATGCAGACCGTGGATTATTGCCGCTACTACAATACCTAAAATATCTTGTTGACACCATGCGTACAAATAATGTAGTATGGGGAGTAGGTCGTGGTTCAAGTGTAGCAAGTTTTGTGCTATACTTAATTGGCGTACATCGCATACATAGTTTACGAAATAATTTAGACTTCAATGAATTTATGCGTTAAATAGATATAATACAGAGGACGACTCAACTATGCACAGAACATCAAATGGGCGATATCTTGATATCAATGCTCTTAAAATACAACAGGAAAATACAGTTGCTGTTGGAAATAGTCGCATGAACGCTCGTGGTGATTTATTGGGCCAAGGCGGTCAAGTTGTAAAAACACGAGATGAAATCATGACTGAATTTTATAATAGTCAAAAATCAAGCCAATTGACTGACGGTAAAATCTTTAATAATGCCGATGAAGCAAATGCCGCAGCAGTGGCTGATATCTTTGCCGAACCAATTTCAAATGGCTATGATCAGATTGAAGCAGCAAATGCGGAACCAACTGTCGTTGAACCACAAAGTGGCGTAAGCACCAACAATGGTATTGCGGATGCACAACAACGTAGTACGGAACTTGCCGAAAAAATGAGAGCACAGAGAAACAGAATATGATAAACACATTAGGTTCACGTAGTAGCGTATTACATTATTACCAAGACTATCGCAACATTACACCGACAAAAAACAATGTGTTGGTCAAGGATATGGCATTTGGTGAACGTCAAACACTTGGTGGCATTATCATTATTGATGATGATAAGAAAGGTCAAGGCATTCGTCCTCGTTGGGCAGAAGTAGTAGCAGTTGGACCAACGCAACAAGATGTTGTGCCAGGCGAATATATTCTCGTAGCACATGGTCGTTGGACTCGTGGTCTCGATATGACCGATGAAGAAGGTAACAGCACTACTGTTCGTCTTGTTGATCCAAAAGATATTCTTATGAGTAGCGATGAGCCACCAAAAGAAGATTTGACATTTGGTCTTAATCCAACTTAAAATAGTTGACATTCCTCTAACTCAGTGTTAGTATAATCTTATGACAAAAAATTATCTTTGGGTTGAACGGTATCGTCCATCTAGCGTGACGGATTATGTGTGGCGTGATGCCACACAAGAAGCACAGGTTCGCCAGTGGATTAGTGATGCAACTATTCCACACTTGCTATTCAGCGGCGGACCAGGCACAGGTAAAACTACCTTAGCAAAGGTTCTTATCCATGACTTGGGCGTAGATGACTACGACGTTCTACAAATCAATGCTTCACGAGACAATGGCGTAGACTTCATTCGTGATAAGATTGAAGGATTTGTATCTACGATGCCATTTGGTGAGTTTAAGATTGTGCTGCTTGATGAGGCAGATTATCTTTCACCGAGCGCACAGGCAGTGTTGCGTGGTTTGATGGAAACTTATAGCAGCAGTGCTAGGTTTATCATGACCTGTAACTATCCCAATAAGATTATTCCAGCACTGCATAGCCGCTGTCAGGGATTTCATATTGAACGTCTTGATAAGACTGAGTTTACTGCTCGTGCTGCTACTATTCTTGTTGAAGAAAATGTTGATTTTGATTTAGATACCCTAGACGTTTATGTAACTGCAGCCTATCCTGACCTACGTAAGTGTATCAACAGTTTGCAAAGTGCAAGCAATGGTGGTTCTTTAAGTTCTGCAAGCAACGATTCACAGAGTAGCACAGATTATCGTATTGCCGCAGTTGATTTATTCAAGAGTGGTAAGGTACGAGAGGCACGTAAACTTCTATGCAATCAAGTTCGTAGTGATGAAATTGAAGAAGTATTTCGTTGGATGTATGACAACCTTGAGTTATTTTCAACCACCGATGAAGGACAAGATCGTGCTATTGTTATCATTCGCAATGGACTAGTCAATCATTCTATGGTTGCCGATGCTGAAATTAACCTAAGTGCTACATTGTGTGAGTTAGCGGAAATTAATGGAAATTCTTAGTCATATACACAACACTTACAAGAAAACACGCAAAAAGAAATTTACTGCGGAAGAAAAACGTATCTTACGTCCTATTGCAGAAGTAATTGCTATAATGGATGGCAATGCTTTCTTTGGCATACAAAAAGACGACAATGGCAAAGATACATGGTATGAGCAATACCTAGTAGAAGCATGGATGGTTGCTTCTTATAAAAATAAAATCAACGGGTGGGTTCGTGAAACCAGTTGGGTAAAAGATCAAACTCACGAGAATCCATCCGTTGAAGAAGCCTATAATAATTGGCAACTCTTAAAAATATTAAGTCGCCCTACGAATTAAATATCGCCGTAGATGCGTAGAATTTCTTCAACTGCAGGATGACGTTCAATGTCACCACCGTTGAACTCAACTGTTCCAACATGGTCACTGTCAGCAAAACGGTCAATAAGACGGCTAAAGTCTAACAAACCATTTTCACCTTCTGTTCTGTCAGTTTGACGAACGTCACCTGTTACAACAATGCGACTGCCTTCACCAATACGAGTAAGCAACATCTTCATTTGATTAGGTGTTGCGTTCTGCATTTCGTCAGCAATAATCATAGAGTTCTTGAATGTGCGACCACGCATAAATGCAAGTGGGCAAATTTCAATTACACCTGTTTCTACCATCTGTTGAGTTTCACGAATACTATAATACTCGTGGAGAACATCAAATAGTGGCTTGGTCCAAGGTTCCATTTTTTGATTTAGGTCACCTGGTAGAAAACCGTGCTTTTCACCTTCTACACCCACTGCTGGTCTAGTGAGAATAATGCGTTCAATTTCACGATTTTTTAAGGCTTTAATTGCGGCTTGCATTGCTAGCAAGGTTTTACCAGTTCCCGCTGGTCCGCTTGCGATGATGATACTTACGCTATCATCCATTAGTAAATCAAGATAATGTTCTTGATTAAGGTTTCTTGGGATTATATCTACATTTCTTTTTTTAGCAGGTGCGAACTGGTCAGGTTCTATAACATTATTATAATTTCGTTTGTGTGAGTTTCCGTTTCCATTGTTAAAACTATTCATTGGCTGATTATACTTCTGTTTACGCTTATGCTGCATTTGAGATTCCTGTGTTGGTTGTAACACAAAAGTATTTAATGATGTAATATGACAATTATATTGTAATCTTTGAAGGTGCTGTACAATCATAAATATCTCAAAGGTGTTGCCATGAGTGTTAAACCAAATATTGATAGTGTTAAAAAGATTTATATGAGTGATGCTGCTGTCAGCATGTTATGCGACTTTGAGCGAGTGTTAGACAGCATGGATTTTTACACATTTCCAAACTGGCGCATTGGCGAACTTGTAGATGGTCCTAAAATTAGTCGTTATTGGGTAAAGTGCAAGTTTATGTGGCCACGTGATCGTATGCCTGATCCAGCAGCAGCCAAGCGTCTTATTCCATATGGTGCAAAGA